CCTGATACTATTCCAGGAATTGCTCCCATTATGCCACTCAGTATTGGCTGCATAATTCCCCACAGCTGTGATGCTCCTGCCTTGATGCTGTTGAACGCGCTAATGGCAGTGTCACGAAGATTGAATAGGAAGTCTACAATGGGTGAGTCCTCTTCAAGGCCAAACGCCTCTCGTAGAGCACTCGTATAGTTACCATTGATGAGTACGTCAAGTACTCCCTGCATACCTGTGGCAACATTGCTGAATAGGTCAGACAGACCTGACATTGCACCAGTGATGGCTGGCTTGAATGCGTCAAGAATCTTAGTTCCGATACTCACAGCTGACGCCTGAAGATTGCCCCATGCGCCCTCAATGGTTGCTGTTGATGTTGCTGCCTGTTTGGCTACATCAGTCATGCCGACGTCCTGTATGGCCTTGTTGAATTCATCGGCAGTAATCTGGCCCTTAGCCATCGCATCACGGAAATTACCTGTGTACGCGCCATTCTTGAGCATGGCCTTCTGGAGCACGCCACTTGCACCGGGGATTGCGTCGGCAAGCTGGTTCCAGTTCTCTGTGGTCAGCTTGCCAGCACCTGCAGTCTGTGTGAGCACCATGCCCACGCTCTTGAATGTATCGGCGTTTCCACCGGCCACAGCATTGAGGTTTCCTGCTGCCTCGGCGAGGCTTGCATAGCCATTGACACCATTAGCTGCCAGCTGTGATGTGATGTTACGAATATCGCTGATGCTGTAGACGGTCTGGTCAGCGTACTTCTGAGTGCTGGCAGTGAGCTTCTGAATCTCGGCATCGCCCATGCCAGCGAACTTCAGCGTCTGCCCGAATTTCTGCGCCGAGTCAGATGCCTCAATTATGTCACCGCTGAGGCCACTGAATGCACCTATGGCAGCACCGGTGACGCTCTGCATTATTCCACTGATCAGACCGATCTTAGTGGCAAGCCAGCCTGACTTAGTGCCAGTGCCCTCGATTGAATCTCCCATGGACGCAAAGCCGCTGTTCTTGCCAACCCGGTCAGACGCTGAATCGACCTTGCTCATCTGATCTTCAGTTGAGGCGAGCGCCCGATTCATCTTCGCCACAGCAGGAGAGATGCGATCCTCAAGGGATATCGCGGTCTTGACTTCACTAGCCATTAGTGCACCCTCTTCGTCTGACTCTTCATCTCTCGCTGCTGCTTTTTCTCTTGCCGGTGTATGAGGTCAAGCATGGCGATGGTGACTGCACGCTCATGCGCTTCCATCTTCACCATAGTGCTTGGTGGCCAGCCCCAGCGATTCAGTGCGTCTACCGCGTAGTTGGCTAGGGCGTCGCCACCCTCAATCAGTTTTTTGCGCGCTCAACCAGCTTTTCAGGGGTCTCGCCGTCGTTGACGTCGTCATCACCGAAACCGCTCAGATTCATGACCTGACTGCTGATCTCGGCGATCTCTCCCGGTAGGAGAATGAGCTCAATGGCATTCTCAGGGCTACCGGCATGGAGCCGGTCGACGAGCTCCTTGCTCTTCAGGTTCGGCTCGACCGTCTGGCCAATGGCAATGGCAACGTTGAATGCAATAGGATCATCATCACGCTGTCCGTTCTTGAGCCTCCGACTGGTCTGACGGCGATACTCCTTCATCCTGGCGTTGGTCATTGCCTTGATGACGAATGCCTTGCCCGCCTTGCGGAATCGCTCAGACGGATAGATTTCGGCTGTGGTGTCGCTGACCTGATTATCAACGAGGAAGTCTTCAAGAGATTCTTCCTTCTGTGCGACGATATTTTCACTGCTCATATGCTGTAGTCCTTTGCTGTGTGTTTTGCTGATCACGGATTAGGTGTTTCTTTTGCGCCGGGTTATGGCAGCGTGGTGGTTCCTGCCGCCCGCATGGCCCCACTGTCCGCCAACACGTCTACCACGGTGATGATGGCGCCAGCAGTACCATGCACTACGCCGTCAGCCGGGAAAGCGTTCCAACCGGCGCTGAGCTCAGCATTGACGCTGGTGGATAGGTAGGGTTGGTTGGCGGCAGCGGTGATGATGTACCTGCGTGCATTGCCCTCTCCAACTGCCGGAGTCACTGTTACCGTCTGACCGCCGTCAGTCGGGGACGCCAACACAGTCAGAGAGGTCATGCTTTTGGGGCTGTGGTCTCCACATCGGCGTCCGTGGTGAAGGGCGTGGTGATGTCGTAGTCTTCAAACGTAAAATCAAGATCTTCGGTGAGCTCAGTGTGGCTACCGTCAAGCAGAGACAGAGGAATTGAGTCGAAGTTGACACCGTGCAGCACGACGACCTGCTTGCCTGCTCCAGAGCTTAGATCATTGTTAGTGGCAGTGATCTCATAGTAGCGGTCAGTGCCGCTATCCTTGTACTCCTTGAGGTCTTCACGGAATCGCGCACTCAGGTAGTAGAGGCTCAGCGTACCACTGCCTGCAAGGCCAACAGTCTTATGAAGATTCATGCGCTTGCCGACCACCTGAATCTCAGACTTGTCCTTGTCAATGTTGGCCTCAAGCTTGGTGACGTTGGCAAGCGTGATGAGATTGCTCGCATCCTCAATCTGCAGAGTGCCCTCGCCGCCGCTGATTACATTCTGGCCAGTTGTCCATGCCATGATCTATTCTCCTTGTTCCAGTCTCCGGTGTATTCGGACACTACAATTGATGATGATGTCAGAGCCGGATATCGTCCAGCTCCTGTTATCAGTGGCGATACGTCCTGTGACACCCCACGGTATATATTCTACTACACGCATGAGGTCTAAGGCGTATCTATCACCAACAGTTTCTACTTCCTGCTCATTCTCTCCAAGAGAAAGCATTATCTGAACCGGCCAGTCGAATATTCGCCGACTACCGAATGCGAGCGTCTCAGATGGATTGACCGGCGTGATGAACACGGCGGGCAAAGAAGGGACCGTCTGCTGCACATCAGCATAGATTGGCACTGCCTCAAGTCCCGGCACGCTGTGTATGCACGCGGCGAAGGCCTCAGTGAGTGCCGACCATGTCATTTCGTTAGATGCGCCTGTAGCCATTGCTCGAACTGCCCCCTTACCCTGCTGTCTATCTGCTTGCTGATAAGGTCCATGCTAACCTCAGCCATGTGGGCACCAACGTAGTGTGCGCCGCTAGGCTTGGTCCACCCGTACTCCACTGGGGCAGCGTAGCTAGTCGGATTGACTATCTCAATCCTAGCGATGTTGCCTGTCACGGTCACGTTGCCTAGCGCCCAGTTTCGGCGCAGCGTACCGGAATCAACCGGAGTGCGAGGCCTTATCAGCTTGAGCGCCCGCAGACCCTCAGTGAGTAGGATATTGCGCATCATGATGGCGAAGTCATTCGTATTCGCGAGAGCCTCTATCTGCTTACGGTATTCCGTGAATTCAGCGTACTGCATGCTCATGCCACGGCCTCCAGCGTTACGGGCAGCTCCTGATGATTCGCCCCGACTGAGGCCGCTCCCGTCGTGATCGCCGCCTTGGCCGTGGTGCCATGTAGCTCGGCATATAGCCTGCCCGCTGAGTCATAGCGACGGATGTCGATGCGACTCCCCATTGGCACAATCACCTCTGGTGCGCATGATACGACTATCTGATTCTGCTCTAGCGTGTGTGTGCCATTGGTGGCGTCCTGAGTGCCTGTGGGCCAGCCGATGTGGCATGGCACATCAGTGATCTGCGGCGTGGTAGGTAGCTTGGTTTTGGTTATGCCGTTCACTACGACGGTCTGTACCGAAGTGATGTCCATCCTATCAGTGTAGAGGAGCTCTATGGCGGCTCTAAGCGCCGATATGTCGATCATCGGTACACCTCACCATGTCATCCTACGGAAGCGATACAGCTGATCCCTGTAGTCCATTATGATGCCCTCCACGCCACTGGCAACGCTGTGCGCTGAAGCTGCCTGTGCTAACTGTGAGGTAGTATCATCACCGAACTGCGCACTGACGCTAAGCTCAGTGATGGAGCTGATTCTTGCTCCTGCAGTTGATGCTACACTACCAGACGGATCATTCTGTTTCTTGACAGCTGCAGCCCAGCGCACATAGTCCACGACCATACTAGCCCAGACACTCTCAAGATCAGTGGGGATATCCTCGCGGTTACAGAAGTTGCGTATTGCCCTACCGACGGCAGCAGTGAGAACAGCGGCATCAGCATCAGCAGTCGCGCCAACACCGAGTAGCCCCAGTGTGGTTGCGGCCTCAGTGATGACGCGCTGTTCCTGTGCTGTCGTCGTCATATCACTTCACCTTGAGCACGTAGACGTTGTCGATGCCCTCGTAGCTGGGTGCCACGATCTCAGACACAGAGGTGACCACGTTGACGGGCAGCGCCTCCTTGAGGGTGAGCACGGCCACGCCGGTGTTGACGATAGCAACCTGAGCGCCCGGCACCTGACCGCCGCGCAGATCAACCTCTTCAGGCGTGGTGCCGTAGTAGGTGGAGCCGACAGCCGTGCTCGGCAGGAAGACGACCTTGTCGTCATCCATGAAGGAATGCGCCGCCTTGTTGGTGTCGTAGTACTGCTTGGCGTAGACGGTGAAGGCGATGCCCGTCTTGTTGGACAGATACGTCTGCAGGTCGTTGTCGGAGAGTGCAGCGCTAGTCGCGAGCGGGAAGATATCCTTGCCGATGCTGGCATCGGTGAGCAGCTGAGCCCACAGACCCGTAGAAACGATAGCGCGCGTGATGATGGTGCCGTTAGCAGCTGCCTTGCGCTTCATAGCGAGAATATCGGACACGGGATGCTGACCAACGCCGCCCCAAACTGCGTCTCCGGTGAGCGTGGTGACATTGCCTGCGGCCCATGTGCCGTTGGGGTCATAGTCGTAGGAGTAGTTGACGGCCTGACCGCTATCATCAGCGGAGGCGATGTCTATCTTCGCATTCTGCAGCAGCTGGAAGATCTCCACCTCAGGATTGATGAGCGCACCGTTGACCAGAGCGGCAGCATCATCAAAGATGCGTGCGATGACGTCATCCACATAGGGCGCGTTGGCACTGAGCAGCGTGAGCAGCTCCTGACGGTCCTCCTCACCGATGCGCATGGACTCCCGGAAGAACGGCAGCTTGATTCCTGCCTTGGCGACTCCGCCGCGATCACGAATGGTCGGCTTGGTGTCAAACGCAGATGGAGCCAGCTGAACCGGCAGCGAGTCCTTGCCGCGCAGCCATTCCAGCTTCAGGCCGGACATGTGCTTGGCGGGGAAGAGAGACGGACCAAGGAACGGGATCTGATTGCTCTGCAGCGTATTCCAGTACGCGGCAATGGCCGGTGCA